TGCTCACCGATGAGGGCAAGCTGAAGCACGAGGGCATGGAGCTCTGGACGAAGGTGATGGCCGGCGACGAAGCGGCCCAGCGCAAGATGCAGCGCTACTGCTCGCAGGACGTGCGGCTGCTCGAAAGGGTCTATGACCGGGTGAAGGCTTACATTCCGAACCACCCGAAGATGCGTCACGGCGAGGTTTGCGGGGCGTGTGGATCGAGCAACCTACAGCGCCGCGGCTATCGCAAGACCAAGGCGTTCAAGATTCAGTCGCTTCAGTGCCAGGATTGCGGGGCGTGGAGCCAAGGCAGGCGCGAGGCGGCATGAGCTGGGATCAAGGTGTCCAGGAGCGCGATACTCTGCCAGAAGCTTTCGTCGCATGGGCGGACAGGCAGGCCGAGAAGCGCGGCTGGACCCCGCTGGCCTACGTCACCTGGTTCGGATCGGATCGGAGCAAGGTCTATCTCAATTACGGTGAGTCCGGTTCGCTTACGCTGAGCCTGTAGAAAAGCCCGTTGCTTTCATGGCCGGAGCAACGGAGCGGGGGGACCGGCTTCCGTAACAGCCCTACTCGCGACGGGCCACTAAACGCTGGCGGGCTTCAGTCTCCATCAACCACGGGCCGCACCTCATAACTGCGGCCCAAATGCAACCCGCGCTCGTCTGTCGCGGACTTGCGAAGACTCAACGCCGATAGCGCGGGAGAGTTCCCATGAAAGTGTCTGAAAAGGGCATCGCGTTCCTTCGCGACCGCGAAGACTGCCGGCTGTCTGCCTACAGAGACGGCGGCGGCGTGTGGACTATTGGAGTCGGCCATACCGGTCCCGACGTTCACGAAGGCCAGACCATCACGCAGTTCGAGGCCGACGAGCTGCTGCGGATGGATCTCGAAGACCATGACATCTCGCCGCTGCTCGGCAACGCGAAAACATCCCAGGCGCAGTTCGACGCGATGACCAGCCTCGCCTTCAACATCGGGCTGGAGCACTTCCGTAATTCGACCGTCCTGAAGCGCCATAAGCTCGGCAACCCCGTGGGCGCGGCCAACGCATTTCTCCTCTGGCATTTCGACAACGGTAAGTCAGTCGCGGGACTGATGCACCGCCGGGAGCTGGAGCGGAAGCTCTACTTGGAAGGCATCTACTCGTGAGCGTTCGCAGCACTGTTTCCTACCTTCGCGCCCGCATCGAAGAACGCTCGACGTGGCTGCTGATCGGAACGTCCGTAGCGGCCGCCGCTGCCCTGCCGTGGCCGTGGTCGCTGGTATCGGTGATCGTTGGCGTGATCGCGGCGCTCGTGCCGGACGGCCCGAAGTAAGTCACTTAGGGACTTGGTGCTGCGCCTGCTTTAGTGGCCGACGACCAGATAGCGCGGTAAATCCTGAAGCGGCTCCCAGTCGGTCTCATCGACGATGCGGCCCTCTACAATCGCCCCCTCGGGCTGTCGGGTTTCACGGTTCCAGACCGAACTACGGCGGAACTCGGCAATTCGCATTTTGATGGTGTCCGGAACTGGCTCTGCGCTGATCGAAACTTCGGTGAGAGGGCTTGGTAACGCCGCTCGCCAAATGGGCGATTCTCCGAAGTCTGCCATCGTCGAAACCTGTCGCCATGCGGCGTTCAGAACATCTCTCGCTGACATGCCCCAGCGCTACCACAAAGCGGCATAAAACACAAGGACATTGCCATGCTGTTGCGTGCCGTCGTTGCCGCGTCCCTTGCGCTCGTCTCCGCTCCAGCGAACCCGCAGACGGCACCGCAGCAGACGATCCCCGTGGACACGATAGCTCGGGCCAAATTCCCCAAGCTCAGCGGTGAAGCAGTCGATTGGCTCGCCAACCTCAATCGCACCGTCAACCACATGATCCAGGGTGAGTCCGACATGGATCACTACGGGGTGGCGGACTATTGGGTGATGCTCCCGCAGGACATGAAGGGCGACTGCGAGGATTACCAGCTTACCAAGCTGTTCTTGCTAGGTCAGGCGGGCTTTCCAACGGTCACGAACGCCAAGATGGTCGGGGTCATCATTCACCAGAAGGGCAGGACGGAAGGACATGCGATCCTCGCCTTGCTTCTGAAGGACGGGTCGGTGGCGTATCTCGACAATTTAAACGATGAACCCATGACCCGGAAGGAATTGGTCGCGCTTGGGTATGAGTTTTTCGACTGGCGGGCGTAAGGTCGGTTACGACTACCGGCGCGTGTTTAAGAGCCCAACGGCTCCCCTTGACCCTACCTTTCAGCCGCTCGCTACGCGGCACTCCCAATCTATTGGGCGGCGGTCGTCTTGGGTGGGAATCACTCCCCTGCCGGTTAGGGCTTAGCGAGGCTTTCGCTCACAGCCGCAACCGACACTTGCGGTAATCCAAAAACAGGGCTATGTCAATGACGCTCTTTCTCACCCTGCTCGGCTTCGGCAAAGCCGTAGTCCGCTGGCTATCCAAGCGCTCTCTCGCGGAGCTCGCCTGCATCGCGCTTGCCCTGGTATGCGTGTTCGAGTTCGTGGCGCTTAAAGCTGAGAAGCGGCATTCGGCGCGACTACAGACACAAGTGACGAAATTGTCTGCACAGCTCAAAGCAATCTCAACCGCCCGCGATAACCAAAAGGCTGTAACCGCCAAGACCGTCGAGCATGTCAAAGAGCGAGTGAAGCAAGCGGACGATCGGGCCAAGGTGGTCGAGCAAGCGCCGCTCGTAGGTGGATGCAAGACGCCTAAGGAAATCCTTCAGTCGGAGGATTTGTAGTCATTATATTGAGACTCTTGGCGAACTCCCGCGCCCGTTCGGCGCTCTCCAAGCCAACCTTAATTTCGTCCATCAGGAAGTGACAGGCGGCCTCTGCTATCTCTCGCGCATCGCGGCGATCGTCTGAGCGCCAATGACCCTCGTGGTTCTCAAGCGCACGCGCCACGGCCCTGTGAACAATACGGCGGAAGTTGTTTTCGTCGCCGGTATCCAACAGAGCCATCGCAGTCGCGGTAATCGGAACCTCAGACATGGCGGCTGATTACCACATTTCGCTTGCAGTCGCAAGCCGGAGAGAGTATGAAAAAGCTCGTCATTTTAGCGGTCCTGCTGGCGTTGTCCGGCTGCGTCACTACCCGCTTCGTCTCGACTTACTGCGTCACCAAGGCCCAATTGGAAGAACTGAAGAAGAGTCAGCCTGGTCGCATCTCTGGGAAGCTCACCGGCAACGCGGAAGAAGATTCCCGCATTCTCGCCGGCAACCTCATTCGCCTTCGCGCGCATGATGACGGCCTCCTGGAAGTGCTTGGGGGGTGCGTAGATCCGGAGCGCATCACTTCCTCACAATCTCCGGGCTAGTTGCTTCTCTAACGGTCACCTTCCACCCAAGGCGCTCCAGTTCAACGTCCGACACCTCGTCACCGCACAGTAATCGCTGGAGCAGATAGTTCGCATGACCGTCGCGGACCTCGGGGCGTATCCCGCGATAGGCTTGGGTATCGAGGGCGATCGAGAGGACTGCATAGCGGGGGAGTTTCATCCGCCTGGTTTAGGTCGGTCATGGGCGGGTGGATAGGGTTGCGATAGCGGCTTCTGCTGCTTTCAACGCTGCTGCATCGGCCACGCATCTGTCACCATCCCAATCGGCTAGCGGCCAAATCGCATCGCTAATCGCCCTCGCCACGTCCTCCACCGATACAGGGGAAGGGGTGCGGGCTGCGTGCATTGCGCGGTAGATGCGCTGGACGAAATCTTCCTGCTCCTCGGCAGTCAAGTCGCAAAATAGCACGTCGCTTTCAATGCCTTGCCGGAAGTGGAAGTAAGCCACACGCCCCGCCTCAATCATCGCCTCGGTCAGTTCCACATCATCCGGCATTGCTTTGCTCCTTATTGGGGGGTGTGGGAAGCGGCATCCAGTGGGTTGGTTGCTCATCAATAAAGGAGTCTGCATCGTCCAGCCAAACTACCTCATGGCTATCCGCCCCCACCGAAACTGCCCGCGCTGAGCAAACCCAACGATCGATCCCAGTGTCGCATACAAGGACGCGAGTTCCATCCTTCGGCGCTGTCTCAATCGGCTGCCACTCCATCGTCATTCCTCCACTTCAACAGCGGTTGTCCCATAAGATACTCTATGGTCTAGGGGTTGGGTCATACTTATACCTCCGGTGGTTGGGGGAGGGGCATCCAGACCGTAGGGTCACAGCGAGCGGCCCAGTTCTCTTCGCGGTCGAGCAGCCAGCTAGGCCCTGCATAACAATGATCGCCCCACTCGATGATTGCGACGGTCCCCGTTCCGTAGAAGTCACCGCGCTCATCATCATCAACGTCTGACATGAAAGCGAGGATTCGCGTCCCATCCCTCGGCGCCGTCTGAATCGGCATCCATCCGCTTTTCCCGTTACCTCCGCTTTCCTCAGTCACAAATGCCTCCGTTGGGGTCATTGACCTAGCTCGCGTTCAGCTTGCACCAAACACTTGTCGCGGGCGAGTTCGGTTCCTTGCTCCCACGACTGGCGGTATTTCGCCCACTTGTGATCGTCGCCCCACATCTTCTCTTCGCGAGCGTTCCATATCTCCCGCGCCCGCTGCTCAACGGCGGCTCGCCATTCGCCCTCTGATCGGTAGCGAAGGCGTTTCCATTCCTCTGGCGCTCGCTCAGCCATTGGCGTTTAGCCTCTCAATCTCAGCGAGTAATTCTGGCGAGCGCTCGAACCATTCGCCGTGGAGACGGTAGGCCGCGAACTGCTTGTGATAAATGCGTTCAAGTTGTTTGAATCCTGGCGTGGTGGCTAGCACATGGAGTTTAACCGGCGACCCGTTCTGGATGCAGACGAGGCGAGCCTTCATCGGCTGCTGGGTGAAGCCGATCTTGACTGGACCCGCTTCGCCGCCGACGAAATAGACAATGTGGCCAGCAGGCGGCTTGCGGTAGTTAGTTGGGCCAGGCGAAAAGTCCGCGAACACCCTTTCTAGCTCTTCGGCGATTAGCAGATCGTCCTTGGTACAATCTGTACCATGCGCGGGAACGGAAACCGAACGAAACGGGCCTTTACTGCGAAAACCACGTCTTACGGTTTGAGCCAACTGCCTGATTTGGGCGCTGTCGCGCTCATTTACACCGAGGAGGTCACAGGTTCGAGCCCTGTATCGCCCACCGCAGTTTTCAGCCATTTTTGCCATGCCCTCTGTGTACCACGATGGTACGCTTGTACCTAGCCCCATTCGAGGGCGTCGGCTGCGTCCTTCATAAAGCTCGGACTGTACCGCGCATAAACTCTCTCGGTTACCTTGGTCGAAGTATGGCCGAGATATTGTGCGATCTTCTGCATGGGAACGTCGCGCTTCGCCATCCAGACGCCCGCGGTGTGCCGCAGGACGTGCGCTGAGAAGTCCACGCCCGTACGCTCGGATATGCGCTCCAGCGCCTTCTTGACGCTCTTTATCGGCTTGCCGTTCCACTCGACAACGTGGTCGGTCAAAGCCCCTTCCTTGGCTTCCCGCAGCGCCTTCAGTGCGCGCTTTGTCAGCGGCACCACGGCCCGCTGCTTGTTCGTCTGGTGACGGCCGGCGGGCATCAGATCCACGAAGCCATTCTCCAAGTCCACGCGATTCCAAGTCAGGTCCAAGATTGCGCTCATTCGCGCTCCGGTGGCGATTGCGAGCTCGATGAATAGCGCTACGTGATGGCTCTTGGCGTCGGTATGTACCTTCGCCACGTCCTCCGGTGTCAGCCAGTTGCTGCGCGGCTTCGATGCTGGCGCAATCCAGATATTCGGCGCCCGATCTCCCAGCGTCCTGTTGAGGCACGCCCGAAGCATCTCCAGGTCGGTACGGATAGTGCTGTCCGACTTCCCCTCTTTCTTCAGGGCGTCGTAATAGGCGCGGCAGTCGTCTGCGGTGATGGCCGTTCCCAGGCGGTGCGCGAAGTGCGGCTCCAGTGCCGTCCAGTGCGCCTTGAAGCGAGAGGTGTTCCGAACCTCCTTCTTCCGATCCCGGACGTAGGCGGGCCATAGATCCTTTACCCGTTCTGTCGGTGCGGCTGTGATCGTGGCCCAGTATTCACGAGCGCGAGCCTCCGCGAGCCCGGCGTCTGCCGTGCCAAGCGAGCGGCGAATGCGTCGTCCGGCAGCGTCTGGGTACTCAATGACCCGCTTTCCGCGATGGTTTCGGATGGCGTACTCGCCTGACATTCGATGCGGTCAACCTCGTTAGCGGGAATGCGAATCAGCTTGCCAAGCCGGAAGTAGCCGAGATCCCCGCGCCGGCACATTTGCCTAACGGTCTCCGATGAGCAACCCCAGCGATCCGCCAAGGTCTCCGGCGAGAAGGGGCGCGGCTGCGTCACCGTACCCTGCCCCCGATCGAAGCGCAGAGCGCTGAGACAACGAAGATTGGCTCAGCCCGAAGGGCGAGAGCGGGATAAGGCCCAAACGGACTCATCACCTGCCGGGCAGTCATTGAGGGGTGTCCGTTGAGCGGAGGGCGTTCGCTAAAACCGCTTGCAACTCAGGGTCAGGCTTCGGCGGATAACAGATGTGACAGCGCCGCGTGCAAAGGCATGTTCCTTCGCCAGCGTCGTAAGTGTCGCACTGCCAATCCCACGAGCAGCCATAGACGTAGCCTTCGCCGCCACAGTTCCAGCACTCGTTATCCTCATAAGGATCGTCGCGCTCACTCACCGCCATCTCCCTTATGCTGTTGGGATAATGCGTGGTCGATTGCGCGAACGATTAGGCCAAATCCCGGCGCTTCATTCGTTCGGTTCGCGGCGAAATTGCGAACCTCTTCCAGCGCCTCCCTCATCCCACTAGGCTGTTCCAGACGGGTGGCGAGCGCTGCGATACGCTTTGTGGCCCACACGCAATCCAGCGCGTGATTATGGGCCAGGGTCGGGCCAGCATCACCGTTCATGTTCGGCCCGCCAGCAAGTGCTTCATTGAACAGCAGGCGGATTTCCGATTGAACTTCGTCCGGAACGGGGTCGGGGAAGCGATGCTCCTGCATCAGGAACGCTTCCAATTTCTCTAGCCGCTCAACCAGCTTCCCGTCATCCGCTACCGTGGGGGTGGATGCGAGGGCGGCGTCGATTTCGCTCAACAGTTCGTCGCGGATCGGATAAACGTCCTCCGGCCCGCCGAACCCGATCTGAGCCATGCCAAGCGCATCTTCCGGCAGAGATGCGATTGCCTCACGCGCCCGCCGAAGCGCATCGGTCATGGTGTCGGTCATTGGTCGGCTCCGGCTGCTTTCGTAATTGTGGAGCGATTGAAGTAGCCTTGAATGTCGCAAAGCAGGGTATCTACGCCGTCACCCTCCACGTCGAAGTAGTGCTTCCTTTCGGCGCGAAGCTGTTTGATGCGCTCGACCAACGCGAGTTCTTCGGACAGGCCCACTAGGGTGTCGGTCATTGGTCGGCTCCGGTTGCTTTCGTGATTGTGGCGCAGGCTAGTGGCGTGTCGAAATAGATCGACCCTCGGTTGTCGCGCCGTCCGAGACCCTTGGCGCACAAGTCAGCGCCAACGTCGAACATCCACGAACCCCATCCCTTCGCCGTTCCGAGCAACAGTTCGCGCTCCAAATCGGTTAGGCTGGCGAGCGCCACGTTCACGGCTTCCTCGCTCACCGTCTCACCTCCCACTGTGGGGTTGGTCGCGTCCGTCATGCGAATGCCTTCCGCAGTTCCTTGAGGTCGTATGGTTCGACGCCAGCGCGCTTGAAGTCAGCGAGCGTAAGCCCTGCCCCGTCAATTACGTCCCGCACCATCGTAGGCTGGTCGTGCAGTCGATTGAGGTCTGCCAGCGCAATGGCGAACCCACGAAGAAAATCCGTGTTCTCGTTGGTCACGCTCCACCGCCTTTCGCGTCACTATCGCTAGGGGGTGCCAGTTCAGGATATTTGTCGTCGCGCTCGCCCCGTCGAATGGCGTCGGCTTCGGCAACTCGCAGCGGGTTATCGCTGTCGCCCTCGACCTCAAACGCAATCCCGTCCCGCGCATCTTGTCGAGCATCGCTAGGGGGTGCGGTGGCGGTGAGGGCTTCGATTGCGGCGGTGGCTGCTTTCAAGCAATCGCGTTGCAAGATGCTGTGGTCGCCCTTAAACCCGTTCTCGGCGCGGATTATCTTCACCCTGTCCCACTCCGGCGCGTCGTCGTGCATACTCGCGTAAATCGCCCGCGCTACTCGCTCCACCAAGTCAGTATCGGGACTAGGGGCAGTGGATTGGGGGCGGGTGTTCCATGCGGCGATTGCAGACGCTTGCCCCGGGTCCTCTTCGTCGTCGCTGTCCTGACACTCAACAGGGCCGCGAGCGAGGCAGTCGTTGCAAACCACGTAGCTGCTGCTGAAATCGGCGCGCTCAGTGAACGCATCAGACTTTCCGCAAAACGGACAAGGCAAGAGCGCATCGGTCGGCTTATCGTGGGTCATGACTCATCCCACTCCAGAATTGGCTCCAACCTGGATGCTCACGCTTCCGCCAAGCCATGATGCTGCGAGACTCATGCTCATCGCGTCGGCTGAACGTGATCCCGATGACGCGGCTTTCGACCAAGGGCGCACGAAGCACGTCCTCGGAGGTCTCGATGAGGCGGAGGGGATTGGGAGTCATTGGGCGTCTCCCCCTTCGGGGGCCGGGCCCGCGCCCTTCGGGTCAAGCCGCTGCGCGTCTTGAGCGGAGCCGCTACTCCCTGACGCGGGAGGCGTGGACCGCCCTCGACCTCTCGGCACATAGCGTTGCTTGGGCTCGGCCCTTTGCCGCTGAGCCGACTCTTCGAGAAAGGCCAAGATGCACGCTTTTGCCTGCCCTTTGTAGGTGGCCCAAATCTTGTCTATTTCTGGATCGTTAGGCCTCTTGCCGCGCTTGTTGGCCGCAATGGCGCGGGCGCAAACCTCTAGGCAGAAGTCCAAGCCCTGGGCGGAAGGGTATCGATCGGCCGCCGAAACGGCCTCCGTGTAAGAAACTCCAGTGGTCATGCGCGACGGGGCTGCGTCAGGGCACGGGTTACGCCAGGTCCCGACGCATTGCGGGCAGTCCACGCCATACGCTGACCAATGATGAAGCCCGCAAACGCTCATAGATCGTCTCCTGCGATAGCGATGCGATGCTGGCACGAAGACGCGAAGCGGCTGAGCCCCGGACGGGTCGCAGCGCGGGCCGTCAGGCATCGCCCCGCATCCGCCTTCCGCGCTGCACGGATGGCTTGGCGCTTCTTGTCGGTAATCATGCTGCGTCCCTCGCTTCTGCGGTGAGAGTTTCGACCGGCACGCCGACCCACTTGCTCAGCGTCTCGAACGCCCACGTGATGTAGGCAGCGCGTTCCGGCTCGGTCATTTGATGGAAGCTGATCGAGCGGTAGTTCTTGACCACCTCGCCACTCGGTAGTGTCGTAGTCGTGTAGAGGCCGCGGCGGTCCTTCAGAATGTCGTGAAGCATCTGGTCGTCGATCGCGTCACCCTCGCATTGTTCGGAGAGCATGGGCGCGACCAGGCCGAGCACGATCCAGTAGAGCGCGATGCGGCGGTTGTTGCCCTGCGTGCGGGTGATCTTGACCCGAACCTTGCCATCGACGGCAGCCAGGGCCTTCTCGGCAGCAGGGTTGGCCGGGAACAGACCGCCAAGGCGACGCTCGAAGAACAGAGGTGCTTCGTCAGCCATTCGACCTCTCCGTCATTATTGCGGCGATCTCGAAGCGCTTGGGGCTGTTGGCGCAGAACGCGGCCAGCAGTTGGTTTAGAGGGCGATCCTTCCAGAAGGTGCGCTCGCCAACTCTGTGTTGTTCGGCGTGGCAATCCCGACAGAGGCTAACCGTGCGGAAGTCATCCGGTTTCTGTCCAACGCCAGCCTGAGACCCGATCCTGACATGCGCTACTTCGATCGCGGTCATTGACCCGCACGCGCAACAGGCATGGCTCCGCACGAAATTGCAGTGCGCCTGACTACGCCACCGGCTTGACCGCTTGGGCTTGCGAGGGATGCGAGCGGGGAGCATGGCTAAAACGGCGCCGCCTCTCCGTCATACGTTCCGACTGACTCGCGCTGCGCGGTTCGCTGCTGTCCGCCGCTATTGTCACGCGGCTCGAACAGATTGGCGACACAGCGCCCCTCGCTATCGGTCAGCGGAAGAGCGTCGAATACGAGTTGGATGCCGCCGTTGTCGTTGAACCAGGCGGTGCCGATGTTGGTCCAGAATGTCTTACCCTGTGCGCTCTTGCGCGGGGTGGCGATGGTCATTCTCTTGCTCATTCCACGGTCTCCAGTTTCCTCAGCCCGTCGCGGGTCTGTTCGATCAACTTTTTCAGCGGGACGAACTCGGCCGGCATGTTCTCTCCGGTGGACCACCACGCTGGAAAGCGGCGTTCGCAGTTCTCCATGACTTCCTTGGCGTCTTCGGTGTCCAAGAGGTCTTCGAGCTCGGCCACGGTGCCGCAGCCGTTGATGTGGTGAACCAGCATCCGCAGCGAGCCCTTGAGTGCGCTAGGAGCCATGTCGCCGTCCTTGCGACCAAGATCTTCGGGCAGCTTCGGCTCGGGCGGGTGAAACTCGGCCGTGACCTCGGCGAGATACTTGCTGTCCTCGAACAGCCCCATGTGAATGTCAGCGCCAACGCCAGCGAACTTGAAGGCGTTGTTCACGGCATCGGTGAAGGCTTTCTTGAACGCCTCGTCATCGTTGAACGGGCCGTTCTGGCGCTTGACGGAAACCTTGTCCCCGCCGACGCCATAAAAGACGTTCTCGGGATTGGTGTGCCAGCAGGCCGCCGTGCAATAGACCAGCGTTTCCCCGTTGACCTCGACCACCTGGAACTCGGGTCGCCCCATGCCCCAACCCTCGCCAACGGGGCCGAACTGCTCGGTGAGCAGCTGGACAATCCAGATCGGCTTGAGCGCGGTTCCCTTGAACCCGCCGGCGCGGCTGAATGGCTTGGTATGCTTCGGGTCCGTCTTGCGAAGCGCGTTCCAGATGCGGAGATTGCTTTCCACCTGCTTGTCGGTCTCGGCGATCTGCTCGCCAAGGCTCTTTGCCGCCGTGGGTTTCTTCTGGGGAGCGTTCATAGCGCGGACTCCTTTGCGGTTACTTCCCGCACGGTCTCGATTTGATAGTCGTCGTCGATGACGAACCGGCTGTCGTGGCTGTTCATCAGAGCGATCTCCTGCGCGACCTCTTCAATGTCCTCGTCGCCAGACATCATGCCGTCAGTGATCTCGACCTCGACCGTCTTGTTGAACGTGATTTCGACGTGAAACTTGCGCTTGGTCATGCTGAAATGCGACGGGCCGCTTGTTCGGCTGCACCCGTCTCCCTTGTGGAATTGAGTTGGCGGAACCTTGTCATTGCCTGGTCATGGCGAGTGAAATCGCCGGTATGGATTGCCTGACGGAGAGCTTCGGCGGCTTCGTCCCACGTGGCGGACATTGCGAAGACACGGTTGAGCTCAAGGGCGAGGCGGTTGTCGGCGTTCATGCTGCCTCCAGCTTCTGTTCTTCGAGTGAGGCGAGGATTGCGCGGCCAATGAACTCGGGGATTTGCGGGACTACGGCGTTTCCGAGTCCACGAAGGCGCTCCATTCCGTAGGGAACCCCATGAGCCACTCGACCCACGTTGGGTTCAGTCCGCCACGCTTGCCCGAACTCACTCCCTCGACGATGCCTACGGTACGCGGAAGCGACGATTGCTGGCGCCCAGGAGCATTGCTCATCCCCGCTTTGTAGTCGCCCGCGTTTGGCGTCGGCCACATGCGGACAGCTTGTGCCAGGTTCAGGCCAAATCCGTTGTCTGTATGGTGCTTGCCTTTTGCAAGCGTTTCCGCCTTCACCTCTGCTTGGCGCGCTCGAATCCGTTCCGGCTCCCAATTCGCCCGCGTGTAAACAACCGTTGGGGTGGGCCAGTATCCAGATACGGTCTCGTCTGTGAGGGGCACCAACGGCGCAAGCTGGTATGCAATGCCACTCCGCATCATACCCGATCGCGGCCAGGTCCCCAAGAACGGTTCCAAGCCCTCGACTAAGCAGAGCTGCCACGTTCTCCACGATGACGTAGCGTGGTCGAATCTCGCCAATGAGGCGGGCAAACTCTCGCCATAGACCGCTTCGCTCTCCATCAAGGCCCGCTCCTCGTCCGGCGAACGACAAGTCTTGACATGGAAATCCGCCAACGATGCAGTCGGGAACAATTCCGGCTGCTCGGAGCCTTTCTCCGGTGAGTTGTCGGACATCGCCATAAACTGGAACCTCGGGCCAATGTTTGTTAAGAACGCGGACGGCGAACGGCTCGATCTCGCAGAACGCCACCGTGCGGAATCCGCCAGCGCGTTCCAGGCCAAGGTCGAAGCCGCCAATGCCGGCAAAAAGCGAGAGAACGTGCAGGGTCATGCCGCCGCCGCCCTCAGTTGCATCTGCATCGTGCTTCGCAGCTCGCGTTCGACTGTTGCGGTTAGGTGTTCATC